GAGATAGGGATGGTACTGTCCTTATTCCTGCCTATGACCTTGGGTATTTGTTGCGGAAGTTGCCAACTACTATAAAAGACGCTGTAATCAATATGAGCTATGGTGATGAAGGGTATGCATGGGGTTACGTACACAGTCATGCAGAAACAAGAAACTCAAAAACATTATGGCATACACGTGTTGATTACAAAGCTCAAGATATTGATTTAGAAAACGCTCTTTGCAAACTAGCTATAGAACTATTTAAGCAAGGGGTACTGACAAAATGAGTCAGCTAGATGATAAATTAAAAGACATAATCGATAAGCAGACAACTGCAGTTTTGGCGGCAGGTAAAACAGGCTATACACCTGAGGATGATACAATATAACCATGACGCCATGCACGGGCAAGAAACGCGACCGTATGAATGTCATAACTAATCAACGTATAAGCCCTATATGGGCTATTTAAGTTTGTGGTAGAATGTAAATATATGACCACAAGAAAGCAAGAGGGAAGAAAACCCGACGGAACATTCGATAAAGGATATAAGCCTCCTACTACTTTTGCTGATCGACCTAATGATAGACACAGTGGTGCATGGAAGAAAGAAGATACTTTAAGATTTAAGATTGAGAAAGCATCGTTCCTTAGTAAAGAAGAACTACAATCAATTATTGATGATCCAAATGAATCAATGCTTCTTATTAGGTTCGCACAGGCAACACTTAATGCTGACTGGCGAATGGTTAGAGAGATTACTGAAATGCTCTATGGCAAGCCTAAAGAGTCAGTAGATATAAGTAACCAAGATGGTTCACTAACTCCGATTATCAGGATTATAGATGAACGACCTAAAAGCTCCTGAGATTCTAATACCATCGGAATACGCTAGACTATTCGATACTGATTGGCGAGAAGCAGCAATATACGGTGGACGCGGCTCATTAAAGTCACATACTGTAGCACGCATACTTTTAATCAGAGCTATGCAAAAGAAAGGTTTATGCGGTTGTTTCCGTGAATACCAGAACTCTATTGGGGATAGCTCACATGCGCTCTTGAAAGGATTGATAGAAGAATACAATCTACCTCACTTCAAAGTAACTAACGATAGTATCATTAATGTTAAGACAGGCTATAGCTTCATATTCAAAGGACTTAGGAATAACATCCAGTCAGTAAAGTCTATAGAGGGAATGACAGAAGCATGGGTAGAAGAAGCACAGACTATATCAGAAATATCCTTAGATGTCCTTACACCTACTGTACGCTTGCCCGGTTCGCAGATATTCTATACATATAACCGTCTTAAAGATAAAGACCCTATACACAATCGTTTGGTAGTAGAGGGTAGGCCTAATTCAATAGCTATAAATGTAAACTATGATATTGCTATTAAGTATGGTTGGTTATCAGATGTACTTACAAACGAGATGGAAAGCGACAGAGATAAACGGCCTGAGATATATAAACACAAATGGCTTGGCATGCCCTCTAATCTGAAGGGACAGATATATAAAAACTTTAAGAAAATTGACTCTATCCCAAAAGACGCTAAATATTTAGGGGACGGTCTAGACTTTGGGTATACAAACGACCCTACTGCACTAATAGAAGTATGGAAATGGAACAATGCATATATCTTAAATGAGTCACTTTATAGCCGTGGTATGCGAAATAAGGAAATAGGACAACATATCATCGCTAGGAAACATTATATAAATCAATTAGTAGTAGGAGATTCAAGCGAGCCTAAGAGTATTGATGACATTAAAGACGAGGGTGTTAAGATTATTGGTGCTACTAAAGGTAAGGACTCTGTAAACAACGGCATACAATTACTACAAGGCTTAGAAGTTTACTATACGGCCTCTAGCCATAATATAGAAGAGGAAGTACTCAACTATGTTTGGAGAGTAGACAAGGAAGATAAGAGTCTAAACATTCCTATTGATGCATATAATCATGCACTTGATGCTGCAAGATATAAGATTAGTGATATAGAGAACTTCAAAGCAATTGATTACTCATGGTCAGTAAGATAAATTAACCAGTGTTTGTATAATTAAAGATATAACATAACATTAGGATTAATATTGGACATTTTTAAGAACATTCGTAGCGTTTTCACTGCCAAGCCCAAGAACTCTACTAATTTTATTGGCGCACCATCATTCCGTATCAAAAACCCATATATTCTAGGCTGTTACGATGAAGACAGATATGCTTCTATCTATCCCAGTGTTAAGGCAATAGCCAATGAGTTCATGAAGATCAAACCTAAAGCTATTGGTGCTAATGGTGAACCTAAACAAAATGTTCCTTCTCTTAATGCTTTGTATCACCCAAACCAGTTAGATAGTTCTGTAGCGTTCCGTGAGAAGTTAGCAGTCATGAACCTTACGCACCGGAATACGTATCTTTTAGTATGGCGACGTGAAGGAAAAGAAGTTAAGCCTGGTGGTGAGATTCGCTTTAATAATATCGGTGGTTATACATTCTTAGAGAACCCCGGTATTGAGTATCGTGATGGCCGCACCTATTACAAGATGGGCGCTCAAGAGTTCAGTGATAGTGAAGTTATTGTCATTCCCGGCGGAGTTGACCCATCAGGGTTGTACCAAGGTTACGCGGCAGGTGTTGCTTCAAGGCGATGGGCTACGCTTGATGAGTATATTGCAGATTTCCAAAAAGGTTTCTTTGAGAACGGTGCTGTACCAGCTGGTCAGTTTGTTATTACTGCATCTAGTGGTCAAGACTTCAATGATACCGTAGACAAGCTACAAGAAGCTCACCGTGGCGCTGGTAAGAACAATAACGTAACTTACACACCAAAGCCAATAGACCCACTTACAGGTAAACCAGGTGACTCAAAGATAGAGTGGATACCATTTCAATCAAGTAATAAAGAGATCGACTTTAAGACCTTATTTGAACAGGCAAACAACCGTATTGATTCAACATTCGGTGTACCTGCGTCAGTTAGAGGAGTTGGAGATTCTGCTAACTACGCCACTGCAAAGACAGAGCAACAGAACTTCATCCGTTTTACTGTCGAGCCACTTGCGCTACGTATTTATACACAAATCACCCATGAACTTAACCGTATTACTGGTGGTTTAGGTGTAGCAATCACCTTTGACATTGAATACCCAGCTATTGCTGATGAGGAAAAAGTTCAGGCTGAAACTAAAAAGACTAATGTTGAAACTTTATTAATGCTTACAGATAAAGGGTATAGCTTAGATACTGTTGTTGATGCTCTTAAACTATCCAATGCTTACAAATTACTTGCTGTATCAGATAAAAACCCTAAAATAGATAACGATAAACCAGATGTAGATGAGGGAGGAGAAGTAAAAACCTCGCCTAATCCAGCAGAGATTGATGGTGTAACACCTTTAAACTCTATAGAACAAGAAATACATTGTGCTAGTTGTGACCGATTCCTAGGTATGACTATCCAGAGTGAATACAAAGACAAGCTAAAGTGCTCTAATACAAGTTGTAAGGCTTTAGAAGTACCTATAATTAAGCAAGCAAAGGAAAAAGATGGCAACTAACAACGACCTATTGAGTGATATAGCAGAGACAGACCGCAATACTAAGACAAATAATCAGCTCTTGCAAATGATTGCAGACGGAGGCGGTTCAGGTGGAGGTCAAGTAAACTCAATCGTTGCCGGTGATAATATTACAGTAGATGATAGCGACCCTGTAAATCCTATCGTAAGTGCTACAGGTGGTGGAGGCGGCGGATTGTCCAGCCCTCTTGCAGAAGATACTGATTTTAATATGGATAATCATCTAATGAAGTTTGCGACTACTAATGGTGCAGGTAGTTTTGAAGCTGAAGTAGCTGCTGGTGGTGGCATTAATAACCTCAAAGTATATAGTAGCGCTATTGCACTACGTACTGGCGGTGAAAATGGCGGAGAAGGCACCGAGTACAAAGGTTCTGTAATCATTCAGCCTCAGTCCATTTCTTTAAATGTACCGGGTGGATTCTTAGGAATTGATGGAGATGGTCAATCACTTATTACAATAGCTTTTGAAAATATATCATTCCAAAGTTTCCCATCATCAAGAGATGATACAAATATCGCACCCCCAGAAAACTTCTTGTATACAGACTCATCAGGCAATTTATTATCTGCGCCTCTTGTATCAAGTGGAACAACTGGTGAACGTCCTGAAGAAGGAGTAACAGGGCAGCAATACTTTGATACTACATTAGGTCTGCCAATATGGTTGTCCGCAACTCCTGGTTCTTGGGTAGATGCTACAGGAACATCAGTATAAATTAAAAGTTAATGTAAGGAATAGAGGAATGGCAACAAATAACGATTACTTGAGTGATATGGCAGGGCAAACCCGAAATAGTGGCAAGAGTAATAATCAATTACTTGAAACAATCGCTTCTAACGGCAGTACAGCAGGCTTAACGAACGAAGAACGTGACCGTTTAGACAGTATTGCAAACAAAGCTGACTTAATAGGTGGAAAAGTACCTGAAAGTCAGCTACCTTCTTATATTGACAATGTACAGGAGTATCTAAGTCTCGAAGGATTCCCTGAAACTGGTGAAAGTAATATCATTTATCTAAATACCGCAGATAATACAGTTTTCAGGTGGGGTGGAAATTCATATGTACAGATTAGTTCAGGTGTCGTGATTGGAGAAACCGAAACAAGCGCACATAGGGGCGATCATGGAGTGACAGCATACAACCATACACTTAATGTTAATAACCCTCACCAAGTTACTAAAGGTCAAATAGGTCTAGGCAATGTAAATAATACAAGTGACGCAGAAAAGCCAGTTAGTTCGCCTCAAGCAGCTGCTATTTTCATGAAAGAAAATACAATAACCCCTGCTACAATAAGCGAATACTATCGAGGGGATAAGACGTGGGCTGTTCTTAATAAAAGCGCTGTCGGTCTTTCGAACGTAGATAATACTAGTGATATAAATAAACCTGTCAGCACTCCTACAATTGATGCTTTACAAAATAAAGTCGATAAAGAGGTCGGTAAGGGGCTTACAGAGGCTAACTATACGAGTGCAGAGAAGCTAAAGCTATCAAACCTTGATCAGACGGCCATAGAGAGTGCCATAGCCAATAAAGTAGATAAAGACGGCAGTAAAATATTATCAGATAATAACTACACTACAGAAGAGAAGAGTAAGCTTGCCTCACTTGAGGATTTTGACGCGAGTGTGCTTCAGGATTCTATAGACTTAAAGGTAGATAAATTAGATGGATTCGGTTTAAGCCAGACATCATACACCCAAGCTGAAAAGAACAAACTAGCAAATATTGCTGAAAGATACTTCGGCCGCTTTACTTCTCAGGCTTCTCTACAGGCAATTACAGGTATCTCTGGGGGCTATGCATATGTAAGCCTACCAAGCGTACCAACTGAGATATTTGCATGGAACACAGAAACTAACCAATGGGACAACACCGCTCTAGCATCTGGTGAAGAGACTGCCGAAAGCATCAAAACTAAGTATGAGACTAACCCAGATACTAATGCTTTTACTGATATGGAGAAGGTCAAATTAGCTGCAATTCTTATAGATGCTACGAAGAATGATAGTGATGCAAACCTGAAGAACCGTGCGAACCATACTGGTACACAAGCTCAAACGACAATCACAGGGTTAACCCAACGATTGACAGATATTGATAATCTGATTGAAGCTATTGTTAGAATTGACGACGGGCAAACTCTTATACTTGAATCGCATAGAAACAATAGAGACAATCCGCATCAAGTTACTAAGTCCCAAGTTGGCTTAGGTAATGTCGATAATACTTCCGATCTCGATAAGCCTGTTCCTACAGCTGTTACTACTGCATTAGGTAATAAAGCCGACACTGTTCACAACCATACAATAGATAACATTACAAACCTACAGACATCACTCGATGCGAAAATGGCTATCCCTTCTTCTACTTTTGCAGTACCTATCCGCGGGTCTACTCTAGGCGGTGGATTCTTGCCATACACTGTTGACCCAACACCTAGCACTTTCCCTGTTCGAAGCACAGCTGGTACATTTCATGTTACAACACCTACACAGTCTACTCACGTTGCCAATAAAGCATACATAGACGCTCGAAGTGCATTGCCTACAGTCACAACCGTAAATGGATGGCGTCGTTCTGAATATATTGACCGATTCGAGTATGTGGTAAAAATCCCGTTTAGCTATTCACTTACTGCTAATCAGTATCTAAACACTAATACTACAACCGGTCTTCCTGATTCATTAACCTTCGATAGTGTTGATGAACATTATATAAGTATTACTCAGATGAATGTTGCCGTTCATGGCAATGTGAATATAGCTAGTAATGTTATTAGGATTGGTATGCACAACACATATAATGGAACCTCGACCGCTACTGGTAGCGTGACCATTAAGCTAGTGAACTATAAATAACCGATATTCCAGCCTTGATATAATTAAGGTAGACAGAGATGAACGCAAAAGTTCATAAGAACGCTTGAGTCGAAGTCTGAGTTAATATTAAATAAAGGCAAGCACATGAACAAAAAGTTTTGGTCGTGGAAAAACTCCGTCACTAGTGATGCGAGTGAGCTTATCATTGAAGGTGATATTTCTAGTCAAGAAAGTTGGTGGGGCGACAGCGCCACTCCTGAAATGCTACGAGATGAACTGAAAGAACACAGTGGAGATATAACCGTATCACTTAATAGTGGTGGCGGTGATGTATTCGCAGGTGTTGCAATGTATAACGCCCTACGAAAGCATGACGGAAACGTCACGATTCGTGTTGATGGTTTAGCAGCCTCTATCGCTTCTATCATCGCAATGGCTGGTGACAAGATTATTATGTCACCTGGTTCAATGATGATGATACATAAGCCGTGGACATTCGCTATGGGCGACTCAACAGAGATGGAGAAAGTAAAAGGCGTATTAGATTCTATCGAACAGTCTATGTTACCTATTTATACCGCGCGTACCGGAAAAACTACGGAAGATATACAGGAAATGCTGGAATCAGAAACATGGATGACCGCTCAAGAAGCTGTTGAACTTGGTTTTGCTGATGAATTTATCGAAGCAAAAGAAGGCATCAGTATATCAGACTCTATCAAAAATCTTGTACATGGTAAGTTCGCTTATAGTATGAGTGTAACTGAGAAGTCTATGACTGGATTACTTGAAAAGGTAAAAGCAGAGAAAGTAAAGGATGAAGATGTTTCTACCATTACTCCCCCATCAACTGATGAAGTTGTTGAACCGACAGAACCAGCCGAATCCACAGATGAAGCTGAAGAAGTCAAAGAAGTCGAAATCGACAACCCTACAGAAGTAGCTGAACCTGTAGTGGAAAATAAAGCCAAGAAAGAAACTGTTACTATGAAAACAGATGCACAGGAACAGGTGATTGCACCTACAAACCAAGCACCAGTAGAAGCTGCAAAGCCTACTATGAAAGCTTACTTAAAGAGTAAAGATGCTATGAACGCATTTGCTCGTGTTCTTGAGGAACAAGCTGGTA